CCGGTGACAGAAACACCAGTAGATGTCGTGGCTAGCTTGGCTGAATTGTCATAGTAAAGACTTGCAGCGCCGTTGGCTGTGAACGTGGACATGGTTTCCGTTCCGGCTGCATTTTTCACGGAAACAACAGCCGCATTCAATTCAAGGCCACTGGCGTTGTCTATGATCTTCGTTGTGCCGGTGGCATTCTGGATAAAGAAGTTTCCACCAGAATGATAAATCTGCGCATCGTTGTCGGTGCCGAAATATGCCTTCACATCATCCGCCATCTGCGCGATGCGGGCGATCATTCCAGACAGTAGTTTCTTGACAACGGCACCTGCGCCTCCACCATCGAATCCTATGATGGCGTCTTCACCTGTGGTCAGTGTGATTGCATTGCTGGCATTGTATGTCCCCTGAAACACAACAACGCTGCGGCTTCCGGCAAGACTGTTCCTGACTATCGTGATCTTCTTCGCGTCGTTCGGTGCAAGCCTGACATACGCGGTGCCGCCAAGGTCGCCAGCCGAGTATATTTCAACCCATCTCTTGCGTCCGTCAGACGTAGCCCCATCGGAAATGGTTACGTCATTAGGCGATCCTGTGGAGCCTGTAGCTGAGAGCGTAACCCTGACCTGACCGTCAAGACTTTCATCAATCAGGTCAAAGTTCGTATTCGTCGTGGTGCCCCACGTCCCGCTCTGCTCTCCGGTCCCGATTTTCTCGATACCGTTGTTCGTTGTATAGGTGGACGACATGGCGTTCCTACGTTTTCAACGTCAGCCTGCGTGCTGACAGAAAAGCCGCGATGCGGGTTCGCGCAGGTCGCCTGAATATTACGTCAACAAGACACTCGTGAAAAGTCCATATGAACTTATGTCAGCCTGACAATGGCATTTGTGGCATCAGGAGACGGGAAGATGAGCGTGAAGTTCGGGGCCGATGTCCTGTTAGACCCGAAGTCGAGAACCATCACTGCATCCGTGGTCGCAACACCACCGTTAGTGGTAGTGTTGTAGATCAATGCCCCTCGCGCCGTGATCGAGGACGCTGGCCATGAGGCGTTTGCAAAATCCACAAAGGCAGTGGTTCCTGAAATCGTCACGCCGTTGCAGGTCAGCGTTTGACCGCCAGCCGTGTATCCAGCACCAGATACCTCGTTCGTGGCAGAGTAGTCTGTCGTCGCTGCGCTCAGTGTTGCAGACGATGTATAGAGGGCAACCTTGAAGGTATGCCCACCAACGGAATTGAAGTTGTGCTTCCCCAAGAGAAGGTCACGCAAGAAGGTAGTGGTGTATCCTTGAACAATAGCCATCAGCCAGACATCCTCATGTCGCCGTCACGATAACTGTCACGTTTCTTCATAACCAGTCCGAGCTTCGCTAGGTCTTCCATGGCCCCGATATACCGGCGCTCATACTCGGCCTGAAGATCGGCATCGCCCTTCAGATACCTGTATGCCTCGGAAAGACAGGCATACAGAAGTGCTGTTTCCGCATTATCTCCAAGCCATGATGTAGACGACGAAATTATTGAAGGCGGATCATAGTAGTAGTTCATGTCCACCGTATAGGCTGCGTCAGGCGTCGGACCAAGAATGAAATTCGTGTCGTCGTTCTCAGCATAATAAAGAGGAATCCCGGTTGTCGCAGCCGCAGGATATGCCTCCCTGATGAAGCTTACATCCTTGGGTAGCAAATACGAATGACTGCCACCTGTTACAGCCGCAAATTCAGACATGGCAAGATAGTCGGCAGGCTTGGCATAAAGGTGGTTGCCAAGCGTCATGGCTGCGGTGTGCTGTTTCCTCATGGACGGAATGACAACTGTTCTCAGGATTCGTTCTTCCGCCTGCCTGATGAACATGTCGATGTTACCAACAAACCCGGTATTCGAGTTTTGAAGGTAATCTTCTATCGCCTGTGTCAGTTCTGTATAATTCATGTCATCAAGCGGTATGAGTAACCGCCTCCCCGCCAGATGTGACAACATCACCGAGATACGTCACATAGTCCGTTTCAACTTCAGGCCCGGTAATGACATCGACAAATACATACCCGATTGCCATCCTCATTGATAGCGCCGGGTTTCCTACAGGATCAAAACCGAAGAGGCTTTCCGTGGCTGTATCGGGACGGGGATCGAACAGGGATTGCGGATCATCAACCTTTGTCCGTCCAAGGCGAAGCTGCGGATGATCAATATCTACCTCATCGCGCCCGACACGCATGCCGGTGCGCTTGCCGTCGCGGTATTCATACACAAGGTCATTAAGTGCGTAGCGAAAGCCGCTACGATCCGAGAAACCATATGCCTTCTTGCCGCTAGCATATCTCATCGCATCGCGCCCCACGGAATGAACCTGAACGAAGACCTGTCCCTGTCCTCGTCTGCCGCCATCTGGAACTGGGCCTCATACTCTCCCTTCAGCAGAGCAAGCCTGTCCTCCGCCCCCGGTCTTTTCATGGCAATCTGATAGGCAAGCCCTGCAACAAGCGCAGGAACAAATCTTGGCGGAACATCCGCACTCGACCCAATGCCACTAGATACACCATCAATCCCTGCAAGCCGGTAGTAAAACAGGGTATAGTCGGAACTATCAGGAACTGGCCATAGCGTTGCTGTCACCGATGATGCAAGCCTCTGTATGAAGATTTCCACCGGCCTGCCGGTCGTGTTCTTGTTGGCGATCTTCGCATAGTCAGACACAGTTATCCTGTTGAGATTGGCATCCGTCTGCGAAGTGCCGGTGCCAGTCCTTACCTGATGTTCAATCAGATCAATGGTATCGGTCGGCATTGTATAGGTTGCCACTCCAGAAGACAGCGCCTGCGTTCCACTCTCTATGGTGAAAAGGTTCAGGCCCCGGTTCTGCCATTCAAGCATCAACAGGTTCAGGCTCCTGCGCGCGGTGCGCAAGTCATAGCCAGAGTGCATCTGAAGGCCAGCCCTCTCGTAGGCTTCCTCAAAGAGTTCGGGCAGGAGAGGTGTTACAGTGGCCATCTATTCCCAGTCCAGTGCACAGAACTTCATGTATTCCAAGATGCCGACAAGGCCGATCCTGTCTTCATAATACCCGCAAGTGCTAATTCCACCATCTGATTTCTCGACCGCAACAAGCATGACAGATGACAACTCGTCGTTCTCTGCCATCTTCATGATGCGCGCCAACTCGACAACCGTAGACGACCTGTCCTTCTTCTTGAACCTCAGAACCTTAACTTCCGACATGTTATTCTCCACGGTTACTGACGACGCACGGTCTGAGGTCCAGATTGCTCTATTCTTTCAAGCCGGGCGTCTATCTTGTTGAGGATTACGATCATGTTCGTAAGGCGCTCGTCGTTTCTGGTGGACGCATTCTCAAGAGACCTGAGCCTTGCATCCTGTGCCTTCAGTTCGGCTATGGTCTTGGTGATGGCATCAGTATTTGCTGCCGCCTTGCCGTTCATAGTCTGAAAGGCGATGGCGACAAGGACAAGCATCGAGGCAATCTGGATAAGGTTGCCTAGCGTAATCTGCGGTTTGTATTCAGCACTGCCCATGTCACCCTCATGAAGTTCACATGAACTTTCAGATCGCGGCTCCGGTCAGCAGGTCGGTATTTCCAGACCAGACATCAGAGAAATTGTTTCCGGCATAGAATATCTTTCTCGTTCCGCCAGCTTTGCTCCACCAGTTTCCGACAAAGATGATCTTGCCGCTCCACAGGGCAGAGCCTGCATAAGACGAACCCTTGGAGACAGCGAACGACCTGTCGTTTCCATGCAGGATGACGTTTTCTGCGATGGTGATGTCTCCATATACTGAGGCTGCCCAGTATGGGGCAAACTGGAAGGCGTTATTCACCCCCTGCGCGCCATGGATCAGGCTCATGTCGATCATGTTCCTGCGAATGAGCATGCCGCCAGCCGCACCCATGATGGTGAAGTTGTCGTAATGCGGAGCGCCACCGTAATAGACAGGGGCAGCGAAGTAGTTGCCCTCGATGGTGCAAAGTCCATATGGACTTCCTGCGGTCTTGAAAGCGTCATACCCGAGGCCGACACACACGTTTCCCTTGGCCTCGCCAAGGTGGCCACACGGAGACGATCCGCTAGGCTGGCGCTGAGACAGGGCCTTGGATACACCATTAGAGCCGTCGAACCTGCAACCGTCCATGCTGTCAATCCCGGCACCGGCCATGATCTGAACGCTTGCGTTGACTGACAGGTTGCCCTTTGCCCTGTTCGCAATCTTCAGCCCACCCATGCGAACACGAGTAGTGAACATCCTGTCACCGATGTTGATGCCATCTGCTCCGCTTCCGCGAAGGTCGCCAGTAAAGCTATGATTGATCACCTCGTCAGCCGTGACACTAAAGCCGGGAGGAAGCTGGTATCCACTGTCAATGCTGGGCCAGCCTTTCCAGTCGTCATTGTCCAACGCGCGCAGAGCCATGACCTGATCATAGGTAGTTGCTGGCGGAACCGGCGTGGGAGGAACCGGATCGGGCGGTGGCGGGGGCGGCGGTGGCGGCGCAGGCTCTTCAACAAGCGCATCAACAAGTGCCGCAACGCCAATCTTCACGTTCGTCATCATGTCGATTGCCGTGTTAAGGGAGGCAATAGCGTTATCGCAATCGGCCTCGACATCGGCAGCGAACTTCTTGATGGCATCAAAGTCCATGTCAGTCTCCGTTATGCGTTGTTTCCGTCACTGTCATAGGCACCAGTATACCCACTCGCACCACCGGCAAAATTGTTTCCGGGGTCGAACCACTTGATGAACATCTCGGCTACAGGCCATCCTACCACGGATTTGCAGACAATGGGATCGCCGGAATAGAGCTTAGCCCACAGATCATATGACCCGCAGGCAGTGCCGTTAGGGTCCAAGGCTCCGCCAGCCTTCGGCCTTATATCCCAGAGGAAATTGTTTTCAGTTGGAACGGCCTCAAGATCGCCTGCTACGGAAGTGAAATCTGGACTCGACCATGATCCCGGCGTCAGACGAACAATGTTGCCAGTTCCTGATGTAGATATGACATCGGCTCGCCCCAGTGTGTCTATTATCTGGTAGGAATTAGTGACCGTGCCGGTGCCGTTCGCTATCCATGCGTCATATCCCTCCGGGCGCGGATATGGCGCGTTGTTGTATGAATAAACCGTATAGTTTCCGAACAGATACGAACAATTCGTCACTGTAATGGTGTTTCCGTTGGGCTTGTCATGGCCGCTCTTGTGTGCGTTTGCAAAAATGCAGTTGTCTACAGTGCTGGCACCAGCAACCGACGCCCCAGATCGGATAAAAAATCGCCACCCAGTTTCCGAGGTTTCCCCTGTGTCGATCCAAGAACCACGCATAAGCACGCAGTATGACATATTCAGATTGGTGATCCGTGAAGGTGCGACGTAAGATTGGAAACTGTCACAGTGCCGTCCGTAAATTTTTGCTCGCGTCCTGTCCCCAAAGTAACCACGCAGGGTCAAGCCATTGACGAACCCCCCCGATAGGTTCTTGTTGACGTCCCCAAAATCATCCCCTGACGAGTATTCTATAAGCATCCCGTCGATAGTCATGTCCGTGGTGTTGCATCCCCCATCCCACTTTATTGAAGTTTCGATGTAACGAAACACTACGTTGATCAGGCTGAAGCGGGTAATGAGGGATTGAAAGTTCAGCGCCGTCCTTGTCGTTGCTGTCGTCCCTACTTGATAAGGAAATGGAATACCCCGGAAAACGCACCGTTCAATAGTGCAGTCAGTAGTGCCATCTACATCGACCCACCCGAAGGTGCTTGATCCTGCGGGCGCACGGAGTTCCATAAGATAAAGACGCAAGTTCGTGGTGTTACTCATGTCGATATTCCCGGTGACAGGGCATGTTGTTGCCATGTCTTGCAGAAATGCCCCGACCGTGCGGATGGTAACTTGCTGCGGGAATGTCAGGTTTGTCAGGATGATGTCCTGTGGAATGGCTGCACCGATACCGATCACACGGCTATCAGATGATGTCTTGCCGGACGGAACGGTTCCCGCCCAGTCAGCAGCCCATGCCTGAGCCGTTGCCTGAAGTTCAGACGCGGAAAACACAACAATGTCGATGGTGCCAGTTGGCGGCGGTGCAACGGCGTCCGTGGTATCGCTGGTGCCAGTCACCACAGAACTGGCAACAGACTGTCCGCTGATCTGGTAGGCATGCGGGTAATATGTCGTGGAGGCCGAAAGTCCAGCAACCCCGCGCATCTGCGCGCCAGTGGCGTTCATGCCGGTTATGGTGCCGGACGCTGCCGCAGGGTTGCTGGAAGCGTCAAGACCATTCTGGACCTGAGCCGCAGTCGGGGTAGTGCTGGAAGTCGTCAGGACATACCAGATAGTCCCTGTGGAATCATCAGTGGATATAGACACATCGCCAGATGACTGACCATTCGCCGTGAACGACACCGCCGAAAGTGTCGGGGCTACAACCACGGCACCGTCCAGCCATAGTGGCGTCAGATAATCCACCATCTGCGCGACCTGAGCAGGTGACAATGCGAACGGATATACATAGACGGCCCCTACGGTCCCGTTGCGCGGAGGGTTTGCATCCGTATCTGATTTGAAAACTCTGATACGCGCACTTCCAGTATTCAAGGCTACCGTGGCCGATCCTTGCAGGGTCTTGCCAAGATACAGTGCGGCGGCTGATCCGTCATAGGTTGCCGTGGCGATAAACCAATTCCCATTGTTTACAGAACCACCCTCGATCACAGCGCCCCTGAAATAGGCACATACGTTGTTTGTCTGGCCAGATACGGAGATACCGAAGCCTTGATAGTTGACATTCTCGCCATAGGTGAAACCGCCCCATTGAGTTCCATCAGGAACGACACGCCCAACAAAAATTACAGTTCTAGGGGTAGCTCCGACTGGAAGAGACCCTGTTGACGTGGCCGCAAGATAGTCTGACGCATCAGCCATGATGCCGTTCGCCCCAGACGGGGCTGCCTGTTGCGATGGCGCTCCAGATGCCGTCAAGACAAGACTGTCAACAGTATCGGTCCATGTCGTCACGTCAGAACCAGAGAGACCTACGCCGGTAGTTCCCACCCATATCGCGGATGCCCCGGCAATCAGACCCGTAGGGGGCGCAGAGATACCACGATTTCTGGACATCGGTTTGCCGTTCGAAGAGCCAACATACCCTGACCCGGTTCCCTGAATTTTCGTCATTCTCAAGCCTTCTGTATACGCCAGTATCCGCCGACAACCGCGTCAGCACTAGTCCAACTCCACGCGAACGATGCCGTCCCGGCTCCACTCTGCGTCAACCAGCAGGCACCATGCTCAATGTCGGTGAATCCGCTCGTTCCCGTCTGCCCGGTGGTAGAACCATCTGCGCCGGTAACACCAAGACCTGTAATGTCGCCACCCTTGATGCCAACAATGCCTAGGATCACGTCTCCATCGGCAACGCTGAGAGCGTTCGGGTTTGTGTAAGATGTAACGGATGACTCGTTTTTCGTTGCGTCCGGTGCGCTCGGGTGGGGAGTCGTTGTGTTGTGGCCGATGATACGCCACACATATGCCACACAGCCGCGAGCGGAAGCGCCGGGACCACAGGAAAGAGCAAGCGTCCCTGTCGCTGGAGCATCGAGAGAATACAATGCACAACCATTGTAAAGCGCCGAGGCCGATACGCTGTCATCCGGTGTCAGGGCAGAGCCTCCGTTGACTGTTACAGTCCAGTTCGCCGGGTTTGCACCAGTTCCACTCGAATCAGATGCAAGTATGATGACCCCGACATAAAGCCTTTCACCGGATGCGACGTTGGTAATGTTTCCAGTATATGCGGATGATTGATCAGCACCGCTGTTAATCACAAGCTGCGGACTGTCCATGCCGGTAATACCGCCGCCAGCTACGGAGGGATGATATGGGGTAAACAGAAACATCACTGCATCGCCACGATGTTGAGATGGGAAACTGTCTGCGCTGTCGTGATATATAGAAGGAAGACATGGGTATTAGTCGTGGTCAGACTATCACCCGTAACCTTCGTGAAGCTCGATGTCGTAACCGCTCCAGCCGAGCCGTTGTTGGTCATCTCCACGACAATGGTTCCGTCAGTCGTCGGAACGCCGAGAGTGAAAGCCCCGCCATTTGTTATGTGCTGCAAGTTTCCGTTTGATGCAGACGGTGTATAGGTTCCAGATGACTGGGTGCCGCCTGAGTAACTGGTATATGTCGCCTTCGGATTGGTCAGCGTCTTGTTGGTCAGCGTTGACGTGCTTGAGGTGGTGATCAGAGACAGATCAGTGATGAAGTCGGCAAGCGTCGTTGCCTTCAGATTCCCTGAGTCGCTGTCGTCGCCAAAAGCCAAAAGGTCTGGTTTCGTGATGGTTGCTGTAACAAGATCGGCAGGAACCTCCATGTCCTCGAAGGTGACAAGCCTTACCCAGTCACCAACGACCGAAGTCCCGAAGGAAATCCAAGGCCGACGATCAACCGTGTTGGCGGAGATGACACCAGCCGATCCCGGAGCAGACGCAGGATCAGCCGCCGCCGTGGTGATGCTCCCTGTAGGAGTTGTGAAGCCGCCAGTCTCGTTCAGATATTTCGCTGGATCGCCAGCGCCACTGTCTCCGCCGATATAATCCACAGACAGCGTGCCAGTATGATACGCACTGGACAGATCGACAATCTTGGACGTGACCGGAACCCACCCGCCAGTGGAGTCGGCGTCATCACTCGGCATGACTACAACGCCACCAGACGCAGCGTTTTCGTCATACACATAGATGACCTGAATATCGGCAACGATGCGCGTGTCACCAGACACAAGACCGACTTCAGAAATTGCCGCGAGGGCGGTAAGGTCCGCTACCGAAGACAGCCCGCCAGCCGCGCCAGTAGGCTTCGCCTCCAGAACCCAATCAGTCCCGGCAGAACGATAGACAAGAATGTCTCCGTCAGATGGCGTGCCCACCGTGCTATCAAGGCTCACACCCCTTAGCGCAACAACAGAAAGAGCCGTAGCGCCGGTAGCATCACCGGTGTGAGTGGCATTGCTGACAATACTATCAAGGTCGATGGCCCCAGTGACAGTCAAATAGCCGACCTTGGTCTGTTCGGCATCCGTGAACGCATTGGTGTCGGCCTCGCCCTCGTAGGCGGTTTTTATTACTGAGCCGAGCGTTGATAGTTCAGACATTTCATCCTCACGATGTATGGGTCACGACAACACCGCCGTTTGTCACATCCACTCCAAGATGGGTAACATTAGCAGTCACCGACGAGGCAAGTGCCGCCATCAGCCTGCGACGGCGGCGGAGCATCGCCATTTTTTTCTTATGTCGAATTGCGGACATCAGCAGATACTATCCTGTGTTCTGACAACCAGACGAAAGTTCAGTGCGTTTCCGGTGCCAGCCGCAAGTGCTGGCCTAACATACAGCACCGCCGTAGAGAGTTCGAACAATGCGGCTGAAGTTGCCGATACAGGATCACCGGCAACATCATTGAGTGTGAAGTAGGTTGTGCCATCGACGGAACCCTGTAGCGTTGCCGTCGCTCCGCCGAACGTCCCGTCAATCTGGACAGCCGCAACGCTGCCGGGAACATCCATCACGAAAGGCGTGAAGGTATCCCCGGTCGCGGCGGCAGCCCACGTGATTACCCGACGATCAAACGTGCGGGTCGATGTGAAGCTGATGTTCGGCATGTCACCGCCCCACCTTACGAAGCGTAGCCATACAGCGTGATGAGAAACTTCCCAGCCGTGTATGTCGCGTTCGTTCCTGTGGCATCGCCCTGCACGAGATACAGGTATTCATTCGCCGCTGGCAGGCCGGTAAGCGTTCTGGACATGTCGATGGTCCAGTCGGCTGCCGGGTCGAACAGGGCGGTCTCGGTCAGCGACGAGATAAGCGCATCCTCTACACCAGTCCCCTCGGTGGCCGAATACAGCGCCACGTTAGGATCACCGCCAGTCGGAACCTCAAGACAACGCATGATACCGGCAACGATGGTGCCATTCTGCGCCGCCGTGATCTGGCCGATATGGCACGGGTTTGTGGTGCCATTGACACCGATGATGTCAAGATCGGTCGCCTGAGAATTCAGGCCCGTCAGGTCGATGAAGATATTCGTGGTGATCAGTTCACCGTCGCGCTGAACGGTCGCCTTGTAGACCGTGCCGGTGCCAGCGGTAATGCCGGTGCCCGCCGTGGTCGTCAGGCCAACACCAAGGCCGCTGATGGCCGTGATCGTTCCGGTAGACGCATCTTTCGAGATTTCTTGAAAACCGTTCTCTGAACGAACGGGACCGACGAAGCTGGTCGAAGCCATGTCATTACCTCTTGCACAAGGTTTCGCCATACAGTCTGTGCAACGTCAGGGTGGGGCATCCCTGTCTGCATGGCTGATGTTCCCCGCCGCCAGAATAGTTCATATGAACTTTCGTTGAAACAAAAAAAGACCGGCATTTCGCCGGTCTAGTTCAGGTGGAGGTCTCATGGAGTTACCTGTGAGCCTCACGATAGTAGCAGATTGAACTGGACGATCAAGCCCCTCGCCACACCCATCTCTTTTTGCCGCAATCATAAATTCTTCTAGCGCCCATGAGGTAGGTCATTTCCATTTCGGTTCGTGGATCAGCCTCGTGATCAAATCTTTCGTCAATCCCGTGCTCGTTCAGGCGCTTCTGAATTACCCGTCTCTGATAATGCGACTTGGGGCGCAGCCCAACCTTCTGACTCCATACCTGATAGTCAGGGTCAATTTCTTGCTCAAGAACAAAGCCAAGCCGCCCATACATACCGCCCTCAAACAGCCTGTTGTCTGAAAACGATTTGACCTGATCCGGCTTCTCGTCTCGCAAGAACGCCCTGAACAGCCTGCTTGCCGCCCCGGCAACCGTCACACTGGTGGCATATCGGCTGAGCGTCCATACCCTGTCCTTGGCACCGGCACCCCTGTCATTGTTGCCGATGGCAAACCGCATACAGGCAACCAGAATTCCCTTCCAGTAAAGCCCGTAGTGCCTGCCGGACCCTGCCCCGCCCTGCGGATGAAACCTGTCATAGAAGGCCGCTGCTTCTTTCCGGTCTACAATCCTCAGATCGCATTTCCTTGCCATCAGTCTGGTGATGGTCCCGCCAACAGCGTTCCGCAGAAAGCGGCACATGGCATTCTTGTGGTTCGTCCAGTCGGTTTCATAGATGGTGATCAACCTGACACCGGCAGCGGCACACATGTCGTGCTTTGCCTTGTGGCGCAGCTTGTTCTTCTTCTCATCATCAGCATCGCCATGACTGTGCCAATACATGCCACAGTATTCAATTGCCAGCCTGTGATCCGGCAGGTAAATATCCAGTTCCTTCGGGGCAATGATGGTGCGATTGCGGCGCTCTACCTTGGTGAATTTTGCAAGGTAGGCGGCAATCTCGTCCTCCGGGGCGGATTTTGTGACGCAATGCGGGCAGCCCTGTCCGGCCAGATGATGATACACAGCCTGCCTGAACAAACCATGCCGACGACATACGATATTGACCTTCTCACGACCGGCAACATACCCATGCCGGGAATAGTCATAAAGATCGCCGTGAACAGCCCGCGCCCGTTCTTCGAACATTTCTCTGAATTTTTTACGTTTCGCCTGCGCCGCCTTCGCGGCACCGGACAGAATATCCCTCCTGTGTCCTCGTGAGACGCTGCCGCATGCCGGGCAACCCTGCCCACCATGAATGAGTTTTATGGGGCTGATACCAAAGTCGCCATGTCGCGGACAGGTCACAACCACCTTGGTTGTCATGTTTACATATGCTGTCTTTCCGTATTGATACTTGCCCGCATGAACCTTGCTGGCCCGACTGACAAATTCCTCCGGGTCGAGACGCCGCAATTCAACGCGCCTCTCGATTCCACATTTCGGGCAGGTCGCGCCATTCTTTCGAAGCTGTGCAGCATATTGCTGGAACTCACCATGCACAGGACAAACAATTCCCGTGATTGGGGTCAGTGCGCCTCTATATGTTGCCTTCGTGAAATCAAATCTACTCCTTATCTCGGCAGGAAATTTTTCAATCACCCTGTCAATATCCAGCATGCCTGCCATCCGTTCAATGCACCCACCATCACTTGCGGTAATGCTACCTATAAACCAGAAGGCCGGAAACGCAAGGCATAAATGAAATGAAAAGGGCCGCTTTCGCGGCCCTGATCTGGAAATCGCAATGATTTCAGTTAGGTGCGCTCAGGCACCGGGGCTTCCGAACATCGACAGGGGGTCGCCTACCCCGAAGCTGTAACGCTCACGGGCCTTGTAGCGAACATTCCCGGTGTCGAAATCGCCATCCATGCCGGTCGTCAACGGGGCACGCTGGAACATCTTCATCCCGTTCGGAACATCCGTCTTGATGAAGAACGCATCCGGGTCGGTCAGGAAATGGTTGACGCGATAACCTTCTGGATAAGTCCCGTTGGTGACAATCGCGTTCACGTCATTGTCTGCCGTGCCCACACGCTTCTCTGTCTCCAGAAGGCGCGTAGCGACGAACATAAGCTGCGGAGGAATGACAAGCTTGCGAGGCCGGGCAGCGATCAGGAGACCGCGCTCGTCCACGAAGTCGGCAATGTCAATCGCAGCTTGTTCAAGCGACGTTTCGTTGAGGTCTGCGTTGGTCGCCAGACGGTTAGCGTTCACGCCACCAGAAACGGTGGGGTGCGACGTGCTGAACAGGGTGACACCATCACCGGAGTTGTAGGTGGTGAAGCCGTTGTTCAGAAGAGCCGCAGCCTTGACCTGCTTGGTGTAAGCCATAGCGCGGGCGAGCGCCTTGGTGTAGCGAGCGGAGAGGCTGTCATACAGCGCATCCTCAATCGCTTCCTCGGTGATGCTGAAGCCCATCGCAACGGTTTCGTGCGTCCAGCGGGTGACAAAGGACTCCTGAGCCGAGTCGTAGGCGATAGCCGAACCTTCCGGTTTGACGGGAGCAGCCCCGAAGCCGGACAGCTTCACCTCTTCCTCGAACGAACGATCAGAGGTAGCGGTTTCGTAGATTTCCGCATGCTCGTTTTCGTAAGTCTG